TGATATGTTGCCGCCACCGGAGTTCCTATCCATCGCTAAAACAAATGCCCATGTCTATAATTTGGGTTCCTTATTATCTCAGATTTTATATAATCAAACATTCTCAATCCTCACAATGCCTGTTGACCACAATGGATTGCAAGATATAACTATTGGTACAGATAATTTGTTAGGTTATCCGGCAGAGTCAAATAAGGCTCCGGATTATATTGCTCCGGATAAAGGGCCGGCAGAGGTGTTGATGGCTCAAATCGATAAACTCATCAATGAAATGTATCGAATGAGTGGTATCGATTCTGTAATTGGTGTGCAGCAAGCCAAGAGCGGTGTTGCAAAGCAATGGGATTTTGAGCGTACTAATCAGCGATTATCTGATTTCTCTGTTCAATGCGAAGAGGCAGAGAAGGATATCATCGAACTCTACAAATTGTGGAGCAATGATCATGTAAATTATAAATGCGAATATCCGAGGGATTTCAAGGTAAATGATGTTACTGAAAGCCTAACACAGGCCCAACAAGCCAAAGACCTTGAATTTGAATCCTCGACATTCGATATCGAAATCTTGAAACGAGTTCTTGATAGCTATATGCCAAACCTTGATAAGAAGGTTAAGGACTCCATCATCGGCGAGGCTGAGAAGTCTGCTGCTGAACGTGAGCAAGATAAAGCGAACTCAAAACTCGACCTTGATAATCCATTAGGTGATGACGATGGCGAACCAAACAACGAGCCAAACGCTGAATGAGGCCCTAGAATCCTTTGAGGCGATGGTGAAGGAATTAATCGAATTAGGATATTCGGTCGATATGGCTGTTCAAATCGCCTATAAGGACTTTCCTATTATGGAAATGTTAGAGGCACCTCTACAGGCTAATTTGGTGCATAATTTCAAACGTGGGTTCCATAGTGTTCTAATCCATAACAGGGCAAAACGAAATAAGATGCCATATTCAACTAAGGCAATCTCATTGGCGATGCAGAAGTCATGGACTCACGATAAATTGACACTATCTGAGCGGCTACATGGCAAATCACCACAAGTGAGGAAGGATGTGGCTGCTGAGATTAAGAAGGCAATTAAACAAGGCAAGAGTAATATCGAAACCGCAAGGGCAATATTCGATGGATATGGCTATGGTGCTAAGATACCACTCGCCAAGTTGCCGGAAGTAATCAATAAAGTAAAGAACTTAAAGCGGCCTAAATGGAACGATGAGGAAGGTCAACAAGCCTTCGAGCGTACCATTAGGCAAGCAGCAAGGAAGGTTGAGCAGAACACTACACCATCCCTTCGTGCTGCGTATTCTGATGTAATACGAGCAGTTGAAGATGGGAACACAATTGACCTCAACAGGGCGATTCAAGTGGCTGTTCAAGAGAAGGCTCGATATCATGCCGAGCGTATTGCTCGCACAGAGAATGCGAGGGCATATGCTGATGGACAGATGAGCCGATATATGAATGATCCTGATGTAGTAGCTTTGAAATGGAAGTTAGGAAGTAGGCATCCAAGATATGATATCTGCGATTTCTATGCGAATGCAGATTTATATGGACTTGGCAAAGGTGTCTATCCAAAAGACAAATTCCCACGATTGCCAGCACATCCACATTGTATGTGCTTATGCCATCCTGTGTATGATTTCGAGGTGGATATTGATGCTGCACACGAGAATATTGAAAAAGGTGGTAAGGCCTATATCGATACTCTATCAGAGCAACATCAAGAGCAGTTATTGGGTGTTGAAGGTCGCAAGTTAGTGGCTAAAGGCAAAACATCATGGACTACATTGGCAAGGGGTTGGAATGATGAACCATTCCAATTGCGTGAGCCGGATAAAAAATCAAATATTTAGACCTACAGGCCTATGAGAGTGAACTCATAGGCCTTTTATAATGCCATCAACTAGGGGAGCCGAAAGATGGCAAATTTCATGTTGAAAAGGAGAAAGAAACATGAGTTTAGCAGAATTGTACAGCAAATTAGAGAATCTCGAAGGTGGCAAGGAACTTGTTGAAGGTTTCAAAGGCGAAATATCTCGCATCAACGAGGGTGCCAAATCCGACCGACTCAAATTCGAGAAAACCATTACCGAACTAACATCAGCGCGCGATGAGTTAAAGGGGAAGGTTGACGAATACGAGGCACACAAAGGCGATAAGAGTCCGGAGTTCATTGCACTTGAAAAGCAAGTGAAAAAACTTATGGAACAAAATGAGCAATCCGAGAAGGCTCGCCTTGAAGAGATTGAAAAGCGTACAAATTCCGAGATTAGTGCGCAAACGATTGCAGCACTAACAAAAGCGAATGCGATTGATCCACAAGAATTGGCCAAGCTAATTACACCACAAATCAAGGTTCAAGAAGATGGTTCCTATGGATGGACAAAGGAAGATGGCTCTATCGGTAGTATCGAAGAATGCACTTCCGCATATCTAGAAGGGAAAACATGGGCAGTTAAGTCCAACCAACAAGCCGGAAGTGGTGCGAGCGGTGGTGCAATGGGTGGCAATTCCCAACTCGCTGAAATGTTTAAATTGGCCGGTGTAGAACCGCCAAAAAGCTAATCTATTTTACAAACAATATGAGGTGAATTATGGCTTTAAACACAATTGAGGCAGCAAAGAATTTTCAGACAGTATTAGACCAACAAATGGTGATGGAAGCAGCAACAGGCTTTATGGAAGTAAATGCCGGTGATGTTGTATATGATGGCGGCGATACAGTTAAAATCCCAACATTGTCCATGCAAGGCTTGGCAGCATATGACCGAGAAGAAGGTTATAACAAAGGTACTGTTTCCTTATCCTACAAAGACTACAACATGACACAAGACCGTGGTCGACAATTCACATTGGATGCAATGACTGTGAACGAATCCAACTTCGTAGCGAATGCAACAAAAGTTATGGCAGAGTTCCAACGCACTCGTGTGATTCCGGAAGTTGATGCATATCGTATCTCTAAAATCACAGCATTGGCAAAACAGGCCAACAAAGTAACTCAATACAATCCGGCTGAGGCTGATGTTTTGAAAAAGTTAGATGCTGACTTGTACAACATCCTCGACATTATTGGCGATGCTAATGATTTGGTTATTCTTATGTCTTACAAAGCACAACAATTGTTGAATAACAATGAGAAATTCGCAAAACAAGTTGATGTTTCTCAATTCCAACATGGTGCCATCAATACACGAGTTAAAATGTACAACGATATTCCAATTATCAATGTTACATCCGACCGCATGAAATCTGCATTCGTGTTCCAAGATGGTAAAACAACAGGCCAAGAGGCCGGTGGTTTCAAGGCTGACACAGCTGCAAAAGGTGTGAACTGGATTATCATGAGCCGCAGAAGTCCAATCGCTGTTTCTAAAACAGACACAATGCGCATCTTTGATCCAATGACATATCAAAAAGCAAACGCATGGGCGATGGATTATCGCAAGTTCCATGATGTTTGGGTTCCAAACGAGCGTTTGGCTGCTGTATGGGCAAATATTGGCGCTTAATAGGGGGTAACTATGGAGAAATATCGCTTAATCCGACTAAATGAAGTTAAATATACCGATGATGATTATGTGCGTGATGCTCTAATCGAACAAGGTTTTGTTTTGGAACCGCTCGAAACAATCGAGCAACCAAATAACGAGGAACCTACAGAGGAACCTACAGAGGAACCTACAGAGGAAAGCAAAAACACAAAAAAATCCGGTAAAAAATAGATGGATACACGAGGAATCTTTGAGAGGCGGCTAACACAGGCCGTGAAGGCTAGTGCCACAGTTGTGCAATCAACTGCGCAAGAAAATCATGGATTCACATCAAGAACAGGGCAATTGGAGAGAGCCATCGATGTGCGACTCATTAGCAACAGGCTTGCAGAGGTCTATATCGACAATAAGGTTGCACCTTATGGCCCTTTTGTACACGAAGGCACGAAAGAACACGATATATTCCCAAATACCAAGAAGGCACTCCGATGGGTGCCTGTTGGTGGGAATGGGTTTATGTTCGCCAAGAAGGTGCATCACAAGGGAACTGCTGCGGATCCATTCTTGTATGATGCATTAGACCGCTCACAAGATAGAATCCGAGGGATATTCTCCAAAGCTGTGAATGTAGCACTCGATGATGTGGCTGAGAGCGTGAATGTAAGCGCTAGCAGAAACAATCTCCATCTAAAACTGTAAGGGGTGTGATGATGCTATATCAATTTCAAGATATGAAGTTCAACGATGAACTTTTAGGCCCTAATGTTCGAGAATCTGACTTTGAGAAGGCTGAGTCTTGGCTCTATGTATTGGCAAAGCGTTTGGGAGTTCCAAATGCTGATGTGGTGCGTTCGTTTGTAGTCGATGAATTGGTAACGCTTTACGCTTACCGAGAAGTCGCTATGAATAAGGCTGCATCGCTTATTGGACAATACAATCGCAATGGGCAAGATGATGACTACTACTCCAAGAAATTGCGATATATCAATGATAGAATCGCAAGAATCGAAGGTCAGATGACTGCTGAACAGTTGACAGGGCAACCAAGTAAATATGTAGGATATCGCACAATTCCACTCTATCGAGGTGGTTAATATGTGGCTTGAACTACTAAACAAAATTAAATATGCAATTGAATCCTCTGACTTTGGCGGAAGGGTAGAACTTGGATTCTTAAATCCTATGAATGCCGGAGTCGATGAGCAAGGTCTTATATTGTTAGGTCGAGGCGAAACGCTGCCTATTGATGGCAAAGTTCAAGCGATGCTCAAACAGGAGTTCTATCTCGAAACTTGGGTTCGCAGCGATACCGATGATTTTGCTGTTGCTTATGAGGCCATCTGCAAATTGGAGAGTGAAATCGAATCTATATTGATTGATTTCCGGAATAAATGCGGTGAACTCAATGAGGATGTTTGCATATTGCCGGACAGCGGATATCAAATAGTCGATATTCGCTGTACCAATAAGACAGCCGACAATGGTTCTGTAAGGCCATGCATTGGCACACAGTACCGATTCGAGGCTCGAATGTATGATCTAAAACAATCTAATTCTAATGGGGGAATTTACTAATGGCAGAAACTAAACTTTATGTACCTACTGCGACAGATATGCCGACAGCCGGCAAAAATTATTTGTTGTACTTAAATACAGGTACAAACGAAAATACAGGTGCCAAATGGCTTTTATTGGGTGGTCAACGTAGTGGTGATTTATCTCGTAAAGCTGACAGCATCGATGCATCTCACAAAGGTTCCGGTGGTTGGAAATCTACAATTGCCGGTTTGAAGGAATGGTCTTTCAGCATCGAAACATTGTTGATGCCTAAAGAAGAATCTTTGAAATTGCTCGAAAAAGCATTCTTGAATGGTGATAATGTTCACATTAAATTCGAGTATCCGGACAAAACATTCTTCACAGGCATTGCATCTGTAACTGAATTGTCTGTAAGTGCGCCGCATGACGATGTAGCAACTTACAAAGGCGAATTGAATGGCATTGGCCCATTGTCTGAATTACAACCGGCACCGGCCGGCATTGGTGGTTAATCACCGATTCTGTTCGATATAAATTTTTAGCGCTAAGGAGAAACTCTGATGAAAAAAGTTAATTGTGATCTATTCGGTCATGGCGAATATATTATGTTCAATATGCAGCGACTCATGGAATTTGAGGCAGCTGTTGGCAAGCCTGTGAGTGAATTGTTGACTATGGTTCAATGGCCTATCAACTGCATCATTTCCGGCTATGCGATTGGCATGAAACAATATGGCAGAAATCCAAATAAATATATGGAACTGATTGGCGAACTGCTAGAGGATGAGGAGCAAAATCTCACACTTGCAGCTATTCAATTGCCTATTACAAAGGCCTTGATTGCAAGTGGTGTGTTTGGCGCTCAACTCTATTATCAAATGTTCCCAAACGAAATGACCGATGCTGATAAATTAGCGATTGAATCGGAGAATAATCCAAAAAACTAGAGGGGGAGCAATCGCTCCCCTCTTTTTCTCAATGGCTCCGATACGCTGAGGAAATTGCTTATAGTGTTTTAGAGCTGAAACCGTGGGAACTCATGGATTTGCAGCCTATGGAGTTCAATAAGATGGTGAAGGGTTATGAGCGTAGGCAACGCATATTAGACACAAACAAAGCATTTTGGGTGGCTAATATCATGAATACGCAATTGGCTAAGGGTAAAGGTGTAGAGCCGAAGGATTTCATCGATATCCTATATCCAATGACCGCACTCGAAAAGAAACAACTAGAAGAGCAATTTATTAAAGAATTTAGAGCAGAAGGGGGTGAGATTTAGACAATGGCAGATATTGAAACCAAAATAACCATCAGCGCCGATAGTAGCAATGCCGAAAGGGCCTTGAATAAGGTTTCACAGGCAGCGAAACAAAAACTCGGCGGTGATATATCCTCTGAACTCGATAAAATTTCTGCAAAGGCTCAGAAGGTATTTGGGCAAGATTTACAAAGCGCCATGAATAAGGTTGGCAAAGGGGTGCAGATTGCAGCAGCGGCCACCGGCATCGGTGTGGCTGCCACAGCTGTGAAGGATTTGGCTGTTGGTGCAGCTAACTTATCCGACCAAATGGCACAGATTCGCTCACGCATTAATCTAATCAATGATGGTTCACAAACAACTGTGGAAATCATGGATAAGATATATGCTGCATCGCAACGATCTCGTGGCGGCTATCTTGAAATGGCTGACAGCGTTGCAAAGCTGAATATGTTGGCCAAAGATGCGTTCAGTTCCAATGATGAGGCGATATTCTTCGTTGAACAGTTGAATAAGCAGTTCAAAATCTCCGGTGCTAGCGTAGAAGAGGCCACAAGTGCGATGTATCAGCTTACCCAAGCGATGGCGAGTGGTAAGTTGCAAGGTGATGAGTTCCGGTCAATCATGGAGAATGCTCCGATGTTGGCTCAATCCATTGCCCAAGAAATGGGCATGAGTGTAGGTCAATTAAAGGAACTATCCTCACAAGGTCTTATTACAGCAGATATCATCAAAAATGCACTATATGGAAGTGCTGAGGAAACAAATCAGAAGTTCGCTGAAATTCCTATGACATTCGCTGACATAGGTCAAAGCATTCAGAATCAATTTATTCAAGCCTTCACTCCTGTGTTGGAACAGTTGGCAAGCATCACATCAAGTGGCGAGTTTATGGCCGCCTTTGAAGGTGTTGGCATTGCTATTCGTTCCGTTGCAGCGGTGGCCCAAGTGTCTATCGGATTAATTTCTGCAGCATTTAACTCGATGAAAGTGGTAGTGTCTACAGTCGGCAACATCGTCAAAAGTTTTGCGGTGTTAGTTGCTACAGCAATGCCACCGGTAGCAGCAGCAATAATTGGTGTTACTGCTGCATTTATAGCGCAAAGGGCCATCGTTGCTGCCCATAGTACTATATTAGCCACTTTAACTGTGAAAACTCTTGCATATAGAACCGCTGCTATTGTTACAACTGCGGCCACGAAAGCGTGGGCAGCTGCAAAGACAGCACTAGGTGTTGCAATTCTAGTAACTACAGGATTGATGGTCGGCTTATCGGCTAGTGCATCAATATTGCGTGGCTTATATGCAGCACTTCGCACAGGAACATTGTTGGCATCTGCTGCACAGGCTGTTTTCAATGCTGTATTAATGGCTAACCCTATTCCGATTGTTGTTGGCTTGTTGGCCACATTAGCAGCTGCATTTGGATTATCTAAAGCGGCAGCCGGTGGATTTAGTGAAACCATGTCGGCAGTATGGTCGAGTGTGGTTCACACCGCTGTGTGGGGTGTAAATAAAATCATCGAGGCATTGAATTGGCTTATAGCTAAACTCAACAGTGTTGGTGAGAAAGTTGCCAAATTCTTTGGTGGCACATTCACCGCAATCCAACAAGTAGACACAATTTCAGCCGATGTGGCCCAAGATATCGTCAACAAGGGTGTTGATATCGCAAGTCAAATCACAAGCGGTCTTGATGGCGGCGGTGGTGGTCTTGATGTAGGCGGTGGCGGCGGTGGCGGTGGCGGTGGTTCCGATGCCGGCTCCGGTAAAGGTGGCAAAGGCG